ACATTCGTGGTCGTGGTGCTGAGATTACTGATAATGGACATGCACCTGGTGCGGTTCACTTCATGAATCTATTCCAGAGTGTTGTTGACAACATCTCACAGGGGTCAACTCGTCGCGGTCGTTTCTCACCATATCTACCTGTTGAACATCCAGATATTATGGAGTTCTTGGAGATTGGAACAGAAGGGTTCCCAATTCAGGACTTGACACACGCAGTTACTGTTACTGATGAGTTTATGGAAGACATGATTGCTGGTGATGATAAAAAACGAGCAATTTGGGCTAAGGTTATTCAAAGACGTGGTGAGATTGGTTATCCATACATCATGTTTGCTGATACCATGAATAAGAATACTGTGGACGTTTACAAAGACAAAGACGCGAAGATTTATAACTCTAACCTATGTTCTGAGATTGCACTTCACAACTCTGAAGAAGAGTCGTTTGTTTGTGTATTGTCATCAATGAACGTTCTTCACTATGATGAGTGGAAAGACACAGACGCGGTTGAGACTATGACTATGTTCTTGGATGCGGTTGTTACTGAATTCTTAACTAAGATTGAGGACATCAGAGACAACGGAACTATCGAAGGTAAGAGAGGTTTCTTCTATTTGGAGAAAGCTTACAACTTCGCTAAGAGACAAAGAGCGTTGGGTCTTGGAGTATTGGGATGGCACTCACTTCTACAAAAGAGAGGTCTACCATTTGACACTCGTGAGACTGCAAGATTGAATGTTGAGGTATTCAAACTCATCAAAGAAAAATCATACGCAGCTTCTGAAGAGTTGGCTAAGATGTTCGGGGAACCTGAATACCTTAAAGGTTACGGTAGAAGAAACGTTACGTTGAATGCAATTGCACCGACAACATCTTCAGCGTTTATCTTAGGTCAGGTGTCACAATCTATTGAACCGATTTGGTCTAACTGTTATGTTAAGGACGTTGCTAAGATGAAGGTAACCATCAAAAACCCAATCCTTAAAGAGTTGTTGGGTGAGATGGGTAAAGACACTAAAGAGGTGTGGAATAGTATTAAAAAGAATGATGGCTCTGTTCAACACTTGGACTTCTTAACTGACGAACAGAAAGATATCTTCAGAACATTTGCTGAGATTAACCAATCATCAATTATTAACCAAGCTGCGGTTCGTCAATCATACATTGACCAATCTCAGTCATTGAACCTGATGATTTCACCTGACATGCCGACAAAGGATGTGAACAAACTTCTTATCGACGCATGGCAGTTGGGGGTTAAAACTTTATACTACCAACACTCGATGAACTCAGCTCAAGCTTTCGCAAGAAAGAAACTTAACTTGAACGACCTTCAATGCGTTGCTTGCGAAGGTTGATGGTTAAAAAATACAATTAATAAAGATAAAAGAGGACTTCGGTCCTCTTTTTTTTATAATTTATTCAGTTAAGATATTTATGAGATATGGCACAGGGCAAAACATACGGAGTTAACTTTCCATTTAGAGACAGTAGAAATGGTAAATTTCTTTCACTATCGCAAGACGCGGATGAAGAAATAAGAACCGACCTATTGCATTTAATCTTAACTCGTAAAGGTAGTAGGTATTATTTACCTGATTTTGGAACACGTATTTATGAATTTATTTTTGAACCGATGGACGGTTTAAGTTTTGAAGCAATCAAAGCAGATATTCGTGATGCGGTGGATAAATACCTTCCCAACTTAATAATTAACGAAATTAGTATTACTCCATATTTGGAAGATTTGGAGGCTCAAGGACAGATTAACATGGATAACTTAGGTGTTGGTGGAATCTATAGAGTTCCGGGTAGAGGGACGGAAGAATACACTGCGAAAGTTAGAATTGATTATACCATCACTGATAGTACGTTTGAGAGTAAAGATTTCATAATCATCAATATTTAATAGTATATGGCGGATAAAAGAATTTCATATACAGATAGAGACTTTGAAAGTCTAAGACAGGACTTAGTCAATTACACAAGACAGTATTACCCTGAACTCATTGATAACTTCAATGATGCGTCGGTATTCTCTGTGTTTATGGACCTTAACGCTGCGATTGGTGATAACTTACATTACCACATTGACCGTAGTATTCAAGAGACTGTATTACAGTATGCTCAGCAAAGGTCATCTATATTCAATATTGCCAGAACTTATGGTCTTAAAATTCCAGGTAACAGACCGTCCGTAGCCTTAGTAGATTTTTCAATCACAGTACCGGCCTTTGGTGACCAAGAAGATACTCGTTATTTAGGGGTGTTAAGGGCAGGTTCCCAAGCGATTGGTGGTGGTCAGGTATTTGAGAATGTTGAAGACATTGATTTCTCATCTCAATATAATTCTGACGGTTATCCAAATAGAACAAAGATTCCAAACTTTGACTCTAATAATAACCTTATCAATTATACAATCACCAAAAGAGAGGTTGTTGTTAATGGAACGACTAAAGTATTTAAAAAGGTTATCACACCAAATGAGGTAAGACCTTTCTACGAGTTTTTCTTACCTGAGAAAAACGTATTGTCAGTAACAACTATCATCCAAAAGGATGGAGTTTCATTCCAATCAACACCTTCATATAGTGAATTTATCAACTCACCGAACAAATGGTATGAGGTTGATTCATTAGCTGAGCCGAGAGTTTTTGTTGAGGACCCATCAAAACCGTCTGACGAACCAGGGATTAAAGTAGGTAGATATATTGAGACTGACAATAAGTTTATCACTGAATATACACCTGAAGGATTTATGAAGGTTCAATTCGGTGGGGCTACAGTTACTCCTGACGAACAACTTGCGGAGTTTGCCAATACAGGTATTCCGTTAAGAGTTCAGGACTATCAAAATAACATTGCGTTAGGTAAGACAGTTAAGGCGAATACCACATTATTTGTTAAGTATAGAGTTGGTGGTGGGTTATCATCGAATGTTGGTGTAAACTCAATCACTCAGGTTGGTAATACAAACTTTTATGTAAACGGACCGTCTAATAATATTAACCAAAACGTAATCAACTCGTTGAATGTTAGAAACGTCACAGCTGCTATTGGAGGTGCTAACCAACCTTCAATTGAGGAGGCGAGAAACATGGTATCTTTCAACTTTGCGGCTCAGAACAGAGCGGTTACGGTTAATGATTACAATGCGTTGGTTAAGAGAATGCCAGGTAAGTATGGTGCACCTGCAAAGGTGGCGATTACCGAAAAAGACAATAAGATTAATATCGAAATCTTATCATATGATGAGTCGGGTAGGTTAACACAACAAGTTTCAAATACGTTAAAACAAAACATTGCAAATTACTTATCAAACTATCGTATGATTAACGATTACATCTCAGTAAATGTTGCGAAAGTTATTGATTTGGAATATGACATTTCTGTGGTATTGGAATCTTCAGAAAACCAAGGTCAGATTATTACCAGAATCATTGATGTTGTTAATAATGCTATGTCACCAGCGGTTAGAGATTTGGGAGAGAACGTTTATGTTTCAGAAATCCGTAGAGATATTCAAAATGTTGCGGGTGTTGTTTCATTAACGTCTATAGATATCTACAATAAGGTTGGCGGTCAGTATTCTTCATCAGAAACATCACAATCTTATTCAAACAGTTCAACACGTCAGATTCAACTCGTTGACGACACTATTTTCGCTGAACCGTCACAGGTTTATCAAGTTCGTTTCCCTGAGAAAGATATTAAGGTGAGAGTTAAGAACTTGAAAACTGTAAGTTTCTCGTAAGTTTATTTACATAGACACCTTATAAACTATTTTAAAATTGGATAAATGGCTATTTATCTGAAAAGAAATTTCCTATGCCAAAATCGTATAGATTAAAAACCAAAATCGGGGTAGACCAAAGTATTCGTGTCAATATTGAACAAGATTTTGACTTTCTTGAGGTCTTATCGTTGAAACTTAGACAAGAAGATGTCTATACACGTTTTTGTGCTGATTACGGTGTGGTAATCGGTAGGGTCGTAGCCAACGGTGGTTACGGTATCCCTAATGCAAACGTATCGGTGTTTGTTCCTGTTGAGGATATGGACTTAAATGACCCAGTTATCTCGGCTCTATATCCTTACAAAAGTCCTGAAGAAAAAAACGAGGACGGATTTAGATACAACCTTCTTCCTTATACTCAGGAATATGGTGGACACACACCTACGGGAACGTTCCCAACTCGCCAAGATGTTATCTCACGTCAAGATGTATTAGAAATCTATGACAAATACTATAAGTTCAGCGTAAAGACCAATGAGTCGGGTGACTTTATGATTGTTGGTGTTCCGTTAGGGATGCAAAAGGTGGTTTTAGATTTGGACTTATCAAATATGGGATGTTTCTCATTGAGACCACAGGATTTAATCAGAATGGGTCTTGGTGTTCAGGACCAATTTAATGGTTCACAGTTCAAATCATCATCAGACTTATCATCTTTACCTCAAATTGTTAATCAGGTTAAAGATGTTGATGTGGCTTCGTTTTGGGGTCAAGAAGATTTGTGTAATATCGGTATTACCCGTGTAGATTTTGATTTAAGGGATTTAAATATTGAAATTGAGCCGACTGCAGTGTTTATGGGTTCAATATTCTCAACACCTGATAATCAGATGTTAAAGAAAAACTGTAAACCAAAAACTGAACAGGGTGACTTGTGTGGTTTGGTTACTGGTCCTGGTGAGGTTTTAGCTATTCGTCAAACAATAGACGTTGATAGTAACGGTGACCCAATATTGGAACAATACTTCTTACCTAACGGAGGTAAAGTAATTGATGATGAAGGGACGTTCGTCACAGAGGTTCCGATGAATTTAGACTACGTTTACACTAATGAATTTGGAGAAGAAGTTATTTCTAATGACCCAAGTATTGGTATACCGACAAAGTCAAAATATAGATTTAAAGTTAAATATCAATCAGAGGAAAACGGACCTCCAGTTATTGATAGTGTGTTTAACCCGATTAAGGGTGAAATCATTCGTGCAAATTTTGTGGTTCCTCAGATTAGAGAATACGGTTGGAATGGTACAACAACAAATCCAGGTATTGACCCAAGCACTTTATCAAGCGCTACGACTGTATCGTTAACATTTAGCGACCCAAATGAAGTTGAGACTCAATCAATTACAATTCCTTCTAATGCAAGTGTTGAGGTGTTAACAAGTCCTGACGCTGAAAACATTGAAATTTATGTGAACGGTCAATTGAGAACAGAGGCGTGGATTGATTTCCCTAATGGGGGGTCGTTAGACATCCGTGTAACTAAGAGAAACAATTTAGGTACATTTACACCTGTTAACTTGGATTATGTGTTGTATGATTATAGGTATTCACAGTTTCAAAAGAGTTATGCCTTTTCATTAGATTGGAATGAATATGCTGACAAAACTGCGGGTATTAATTGTGAGGATTTCTTCTATGAAATGGTATACAATAAGGTATATACCACAGCACAATTAATTGAAGAATATAGGAAAGGTTCGGGGAGGGCCAGATTCTTAGGAATTAAAGAAATCATTGACCGAGGTTGTGAGTCAACCACTAATAAGTTCCCAACAAATGATGGGGTTAGAAATTTTGATTTTTTCTTCTTTTTATTTGACTTACTTATCAGTATTGTATCGATTGCCTTTGTACCGCTTATTGTAATAGCCCACGTAGTATGTTTCTTATGGCCAGTTTTAAGGTGGTTAATCTCATTGGTGGTAACGGTAATACTATCTATTGTTATAATATTATGTTATGCCGTTAAAGCGATAACGTTTGGTTTGGCCAGATTTGAGTGTCCTAAATGGCAGTTCATAAATATGCCGAGAACTTGTCCGTTATCTGCGATTCCATTACCAAACTTATCGTATCCTGATTGTCAGGCTTGTGAGTGTGAAGAAAGACCTGCAGGTCAATATGATGTTCCTGAAATCGAGGAAAATACCTCTGCATTGGTAAACTCAACAGATTACTTATTTTTTGATAAGTTAATTGCTGTTGATAACAACGATGAGTTTAGAGGTAATTGGATGAATAAATATCAATATGGATTTCAGGTTGCTATGTCAGGTTTTGATGACGGAACTGAACAAGCATATACTAAAGCACCTGCAATTGACGGTAATAATAATCCGCTTACAAATAGAGAGACTTGGTCCTTTGACTTACCTTTAAGTGAAAAATTCAATCTATTTAATGCTAAAGCTAAATATCATCATCTTTATAATCCTAATCCTAATGCTCCTACTCCGTATAATAGAATTGGTGTCAAGGTAAATCCAGGTCTTAATCCTGGAAAATTTCATAAAGATAATATCTTGATGACTGTTATGGATTCGGGATATGAAAATCTTTTCGAGTCTGGTCAGATTATTACGTTTAAAAATGTGGAAAGTAGTAATGACCCCAACCTTACTGGTGGTACTACAGGTAATACTATTTTTACGACAACTGCGCAGACGGTAAATGTCGAGTGGATGGACCCTAATAATCCGGGGGCAAATAGCGGTACATCGTATATTATCACAGGTGATAGTTCAAATACTGTAGTAAATTATAATTTCGCAATGGATACCGAATATTTCCAAGTAATTACTGCAATGACTTTAAATGATTTTCTTTCAGTTTCTAATGGAAATCCCACTTATAGTTATGGTAATTCATCGAATAGAACTTTACTACATAGGTATATATTCGGATGGCAGAAAGTTGAAAAAAATGCAGGTTACAACCCTGATGATTATCCTGATTATAATGCTCCAAATGTGTTCGATAATGGTAAATTTGAAACTAACGCCCCTAATATTATGTTAAATTCTGATTGGAGAAACTTATTGGTGGTATTCTCAGTAAGAGGAGT